TTTCTGTACAGAACGGGGACGTCGTTAATGAGCTACGACGCGTGGGGGGTTTACCTTCATAACGTGTCCTAGTTGTAGACTAGAATCGTTGAACTGTAAACACCAGACACTTATGTCTAGTGTGTTATGCGGGAACAATGATTCACCACTGAGGCCTGCTCGGCCTCGCCAAATCTGATATGAAATCAAACAAAATTGAAAACAATAAAAGACTTGACAAAGATCAAGCAGTTAAACTCCTAAAGAAGGAGCTTAAAGACAGTTCAATCCTTAAAGACATTATACCCTTACTTAAGGGTCGTTTTAAAGAAAGTTATTTAAAAGAAAACAGAAGATTAAATGAAAATAACAACATTCCTATAAAAGGAAAACTTAGTAAAAGTAATAATGTAGATAAGGCTGATAGTAGAAAACTATTCGTCCCAGAAGATGAAAATCCTTTCCCCAATTTGGAGAAAGGAAACTTCAATGAGACGATATGTTTTGTCTTACAATCCATTTTCTCTGATGAGGTATTCGATAAAGAATACTATACCAAAGCGCTGAAACAGGTCCATGACACATACTGTCACTTAATAAAGAACCATGGGGTAACCCAAGGTACCAAGAAGTGAAAAGAACGCCAACTATATTTAACATTAGTAAGCGAGGGGAGAAAACCGGATCCATTGCCATGAGTGGCAACGGTAGGTCCCCATGATATCATAGAATCACTATCTTCTTTAGAGAAAATAGTTGTTTATATTCTACAAAGACAACCAAACTGGGAAAAGGCTTATCAATCCTTTATCACAGTATTGGCTCTCCCGAGGATTTCGAAAGAGTTACCTGACCTTGACATACAATCAATCACCGACCCGTTTAAAGGGAAAGTGACCGAATATCGTTCCTTTTTGATTAATTTCAAGGAATTCGTAAAGAATTCCAAGAGATTAAACTTTAAAGATGAATATCCTGATAACCTAGAGATCACTCCAAGAATGAGAATGACTCAAGGTCCAAATGGTTTGCCAACGTTATCAACTTCTATAGAAGAAGCTGGAACGCTTTTAAAAGACGAAAGACTATCAAAATCTGTTGAACTCTTCTGTACCCTTACGGGTAACGAAGATTTCTTTACGTATCTCACCAAAGTAGCAAGCATCTCTAAGGATGCTCCTACAAAAGGTTTAATAGGCAGAATAGCACAAGTACCTGATTCTCTTAACAAGAACAGAGTAGTGGCTATGGTAGATTATTGAACAAACACCATGTTAGCTCCTTTAGAGGAACTAGCAAGATGACTTTTAAAGTACAAGTTCAAGGATAATGATTACCTACGTAACCATTCCGATGGTGCTGAGAGAGTTAGATTATCAAAACGTAAGTCTTGATCTCTAGATCTGTCTAGTTGAACAGACAGGTTTCCAATCGACCTACAACAATTTGTTGTTGAGAAGATGTTAGGAAAGAATCTCGGTCAGCACTGAAGGACTTTGTTAACAGGTAGAGGCTACTGAGTAGCTGACTTGTTAACAGAAGTGTACTATAAAGTCGGTCAACCTATGGGAAGCAAATCTTCCTTCGCAATTGCATCACTAGCACATCATATGTTGTTACACTACAACCACTTCAATCTCCCTAGGGAGGTCAAAGAGGAATGCCCCATTAATGAGGCATATTGTATTGTAGGAGACGACCTGGTTATCTTTAATGAACTCCTTATGGAGAAAGTTAAAGAATCCTATTTGATTCTTGGGGTGGACGTAAGTCTGCCCAAGTCAAAGGTACCAGTTGGTTCAGATATCTTTACAGAATTCTGTTCCAGAACATCGATAAACAACATAGATGTTAGTCGAGTACCTCCAAACGTAATAAGACAAGCAAGTCTTAATTGACGTTCCTTTCCAGTTCTATTAAAAGAAATGGTAAGGAGAGGTATACAACCTAAAATGTCTACTCTTCCTTCATACCTTAATAAAACAATTAAGGGTGGGGAAGGTACTGACTACTTATCTCTTTTGAAGGTAGTTCTAACGCTCCCAATTTTGGGAACTGATCTATCTTCACTGGCTTCACAGATTGACCGTACGGTCTATCTGCCTGATTCCCAGATGATGCGTGAGGCTGTCTATAACAGACATATCCTCTTAGCACTTGAGAAAGTTGATAAAGCTAATGACGTATTCTCGGTAAATTTCCAATTTGGAGAACCCGAGTGAGATGAACTCACTAGTATGAGCAGGAAAACTGATAAATCAGATCCTGAATACATAGGATTGTCAAAATGTGTTTGGAACAATAATGGTCCAATCTACAAATTAGCTTTACTACCAAAGTTTGAAGTCAAGCAGGGCCTTTACAATCAGACCCTAAAGGAGAAGGGAATACCTCATCCAGCAGCTATCGCCGCTGTATATTATTCCTACAGATGTTCTGTAGGTATATTCAGAGGACTCCCTGGTCTCCAGCTTGATCCCGATCTCGGAAAAGAAATGACAGTAATGTCATGACTTAAAGAAATTGGGAAGCAAGTCTCTGCGGTTCTCCCTAAGGAGGCGCAGGACCTTGCTCCGACAGTAGGTAACCAAGGCCTTGAGTACATACGTACCCAGATCTTACACTATCTTGATGTGTATAAACACATGACAAAATATAAAGACAAACCTATGGAACTGTATGAGCTTTCTAATGGAGTCAAACTTGATCTCACAAAAGATATTCGCTCAGACGGTATAACCGACCTTGTGGAAGAGTGGGGACAAGTCCCTACTCACACAAGGATGGCTTTTACCTACTTGGTAGATGCTGATCCGTTATTCACCAAGGTGGTTACTACAACGAAAGCAGCGGCCCAGAGCCGTCAATAATGAACCCTGGACAGCACCCATACTGGTTGTCTATCCAATTGGAACCAAAACCAATCAAATAAATTTGGCCAGTACGACCGTATAACCCTCATAAAGATTATACAGGTCTAACCTTGACCGTAC